AGAAATTCAAGACTACTGTAGTCGGTCAGTCGTTGATGAAGTGGAATCCGTTTCCTGTAGGGCGAGTGGGCCAGAGACGTTGTTTGTCCTGTTCCGTTCGTTGTCTCATGTCGTAGTTTTGGACATAGACTTCCTCGTAGGATGGGAATCTTTGAACAGCCATGGAGTAAGGGGTGAGTCGATTTGGATCGAATTCCTTCCAGGCGGGTTCAATCTCCAGTACGTTGACCAAAAAGTGGTAGACATCCTTGCATACGTCGTAAACGTAGCGAGAACATCCCATTGAGGCCTGCGCGATGCCAGCGGCAGCTGCGGCGTGTTCGGCGGGTCTTCGGGGTCTTTCCGGGTATAGGAGGTGGGCGAGTAGTTCGGCGGCGGGGCGGTGTGCGAGTCCGGAACTATTGCCATAAGATAGCACTTCGATGTCATCAGTCGATGTCCCGTAGGTGGTTTTGTCGGGGGAGAGATCGGCGTTGAAACGTCGTTTTGCTTCTTGTGAGAGTTTCTCGATGAATGCTTTCTTGTCTTCGACCATTTCTGGGAAGGCGCATAGCGAGTCATCACCTTGGACGAACAGTTGGAAGTGTTCTCCTGAGATGTTGATTCCTAGGGTGGAGAGGCATGTGAGTAGGTAGATTGCATTGACAAATGAGTCCAGTAGTTGGGTCTGTTGGAAGCCAGAGGCTATTCCATTCCAGGTCCATTGGTACATGTTGCCAGATTCGGCCTTGATGGGGGTGTACTTGATTGCGTTGCACATCCAAGTCCATAGGCGGTCAATCTGCTCTTCTCGAGATTTTGTGTCGGTGTAGTCATGGGTATTGGACTTCGAAGGTTCGTATCCTTGATCGAAATCAAACCATGATTTCCACATATCATGAACGTCGTCGATGACTTCGTGAAGGGCTTTGTGGTCGAAGCCACTCCAGTCAGCGGAGATGATCATGTTGTAGGTCTTTTGAGACAGAGTGTGGATTAGCTTTTGCCATCCTCCTCGGATTGTCTCGTAACCCCAGAGTAGGGGCGAGGTGCCAAGCGGGCGGTTGAGATGATCTTTCTGGATGTTCCAGATGAACATATTTTCGACCATTAGTAGAAGTTTGGGAACTCCAAAAACGGCGCGAATCTTGTCGG